CTATTGGCCCGGTTCTGATGCAAACGGCGATGTGACCGCTTATGTGATCACCGACCCGAACGCTCAGTTCATTGTTCAGACCGCAAACTCTAACACCACTGCTACTGCGGTTGGTGTGTCTGCGATCGGTCAGAACATTAGCTTCAACTACAATGACAGCGCAGGAACTGGTGAAACCAACGGTAACACCGCTAACGGCCTGTCAACCTTCTTCGCAGACCAGTACTCGCTGATTGCTAACTCCTCGGCTGGTGCAGCTTCGAATAACTTCCTCCCATTCCGTATCATCAGCCTTGCTAACTACACTCCGGGCGCAACAAGCCCTCTGGCTGGTATCAACGGCAATGACAGCACAACCGCATACAACAAGATCGTGGTCGGGTTTAACAACTCGATGCAACGTGGTCTTGCTGGTATTTAAGGAGTAAACACCAATGGCTGTTAATCTTTCAGCAATCAAGGATCTGCTCCTTCCCGGTCTTCGCGGCGTAGAGGGCAAGTACGAGATGATCCCATCTCAGTACGACAAGATCTTTACGAAGCATGACTCAAAAATGGCTCTCGAACGTACCGCTGAAATGCGCTACCTCGGGTATGCCCAGCTCAAGAACGAAGGTGGCCAGACCGCTTTTGATAACGGAGCAGGTGAGCGGTATGTCTACAATCAGGAGCACGTTGAAATTGCTCTTGGCTACGCGATTACCCGTAAGGCGATCGACGACAACCTCTACAAAACCCAGTTTGCACCTTCCAACCTCGGCCTGATTGAATCTTTCCAGCAGACCAAGGAAATCTACGGCGCAAACGTCCTGAACACTGCAACGACTTACCAGAACCAAGTTGGCGGTGACGGTGTAGCACTCTGCTCCACTGCCCATCCGATCGACGGCGGTACTGTTGCAAACCGTCCTACCACTGACGTTGACTTGAACGAATCAACCCTGCTTAACGGCATGATCGGCATTCGTACCCAGTTCCGCGATCAGGCAGGTCTGAAAGTGTTTGCTCGTGGTCGTAAGCTGGTTGTTCCTGCTCAGCTGGAACCAGTTGCAATTCGTCTGACAAAGACCGAACTGCGCCCGGGTACAGCAGATAATGACGTCAATGCTATCCTCACGACCGCTGGTGGCTTGTCAGAAGGCTACATGACCAACGACTTCTTGACCTCTCAGTATGCTTGGTTCTTGCTGACCAACATCGACGGTCTGTCGTACATGGAGCGCATTCCCTTCGAAACAGACATGCAAGTCGATTTTGTGACCGATAACTTGCTGGTTAAAGGGTATGAGCGTTACAGCTTCTCTTACTACAACTGGCGTTCGATCTACGGTTCATTCCCAACCTTCTAAGATTGGAGACAGCAATGTCTATTACAGCTATCTCTGGTCCTCAAGTCGTATTTGGGCAGAGCCCTTACACTCCTCTGGAATATAACCCAGAGCTCGGCCCATCGGCCTTCTATGCTGGCGCGGGGATTTTAGACCCCCGTGTCCCTTACACCTACATTGCCGGGCAGAACTTCGGTGCATTTACGGGCGTTTGGTCAGGTTTTGATAACATCACGACCCTGAACATTGTCCCTTACACCAATGCTTCGGCTGCGGTTGTTGCTTCAGCTAACCCAACGTCAGCTACTTTGACGCTTGTGTCTTCTGCTTCAACGACAACTGGTGTTTCTATTGTCTCCCAGATCGCTCGTGCTGATACTGGTGCAATTGACACCAATAGTGGCGCAGGTTTTGTGGCACTTGACTCCTATGCTTCGGTGTCAGGCTACATTTCCAATGGTACTTCTGGTACTGCTGGCAACGTCTTGATCGTAACCACGGCTGGTAACGGCCCTCTGGCGATTGGCATGGTGATCAGCGGAACTGGTATTGCGACTGGCACAACCATCACTGGTTTTGGCCCAACCGTAAATGCCTCTAACGGTAACTCTGGTGTTGGTTTCACTGGTTCTTACACTGTTAGCGGTCAGCCTGTTGCTGCTGGTACAAGCGGTTCGCCAATTACTATCACTGCGTCCTTAAACAACGCTTTGAGTGCTCCACTTTCCAACGGTATTCCGCAGGGTCAGGCTGGCACGATCAACTTGTGGAACCCACAGGCTTTGCTCGGTCGTTGTTTGACCTACACTGCGGCTGCTTCTGCCACCTACACTACCATCACATCCACGGGTTACGACATCTATGGATGGCCAATGACTGAAACTGCCACCCTCACGGCTGGTAGCACCGTCACTGGTAAAAAAGCGTTCAAGTATATCAAATCCATCACCCTTTCGGGCGGTACGGCTGATACAACCCACGCTTACTCTGTTGGTACAAGTGCTCTTGTGGGCCTACCTATTCGCGCTGATTCGTCAGGCGAACTAACGGCTGCTGCTGCGGCTTCGTTGTCAGTATTGAACCCTGTGACTAATTTCACTGGTTTTGTTGCTGCCGATAATACCTATCCGACTGCCACGACTGGTGACGTTCGCGGTACAATTAACCTTGCCAATTCGTCAGGTGTTAATTTGACCCCATCTACGGGAACCAATCGCTATGTGGTTCGTCAATCGCCCCAGCCTTACAACATCAGCTCTGCTGCTGGTCTGTATGGCAACACTCAATATGCCAACTTCTAAGGAGTAGACCGATGAAAGGTCATAAGGCACACCACGGGCACGGCCACCACGAGCACCATGCCCATCATGCTCACCACGCTCACCATGCTCATCATGCTCACCACGCCCATAAACATCACGGCGCAGAACATGCAGAACATGAATACGAGGAAGGCATGAAAAAGCATCACCGCAAGGCCCGTAAACACGGCGGCGCAATGGACCTTCCACATGAAGGTAAATTTGCATCGGATAAGGCACCTAAAGAAGTTTACGCAGGTGCTGGTTCTCACGTTGTAAAGGAAGCAGAAGCCAAGAAGCGTGGCGGTCGTGCTAAAAAGCACCTCGGTCATGTCCACGGCGAACATGCTCACATGCGTCACGATCGTCCTGCCCGTAAGAGCGGTGGTCGTACAGGTTCCAACTTCAGCCCTTTGTCATCCGCACACAAAGGCACGGAACCTAAAAAGCACAAGTCCTATGAGCCTGAAGTCCACTAATAGGATTTCACTGGACTAGTTAAACGCGGGGGGTCTGCAACGACTCCCCGTTTTTTTTAGAGGTGTATCATGGCTAAATCCCCGGCTTGGCAAAGATCCGAAGGTAAGTCGCCTTCTGGCGGTTTAAATGCAAAAGGAAGGGCTTCTGCTAAGGCTGAAGGGCACAACCTAAAGGCACCTAGCAAAGACCATGAAAACTCGCGCCACAAGTCTTTTTGTGAACGTATGACGGGGATGAAGCGCAAGCTGACTGGCGCAGCTGCTGCCGCTGATCCCAATAGCCGTATCAATAAATCACTTCGCAAGTGGGATTGCTAATGACTGACAAGCCATTTTGGGATACAAAAGCACCTAAAGATCATGTGACCAAGCACTTGTCACGCAAGAAGGTACAGCTGGCCAAAGCCCACGCACGTGCAGCGGGTCGCCCTTACCCCAATCTTGTTGATAATGCTGCTGTAGCGAAGAAGGGTAAATAAGATGCGTCCTGTAACAGTTACTGTTGGACCTTTAGCAACAGCAAGCTTGACGGCAATTTGCCTTTCTCAGACCCCGGCAGCCGGAAACCTGACGCTAAATGGTGCTTTGGCCGTTACCACTACAACTGGTCTTTCAGTGACTGGCACGGCTATTACATCAACCGTAGCTGTTATGGATACGCCTCGTCGTGTTGTAATCACTACTACTGCTAACGAAAGTGCCAAAACATTTACAATCACTGGCACCGACTATAACAGCAATGCTGTATTTGAAGTGATCACCGGGCCTAATATCGGCACCGCTATTAGCAACATTGATTTTAAAACGGTGACAAGCATTGCAATCAGCGCAACTGCTGCTGGTGCCCTTACCGTTGGCACGAACAATACGGCATCATCCGGCTGGGTACGCTTTGATGAGTATGCGCCGTCTATGACCGCAATTCAGTGCACTACATCAGGCACAGTGACTTATACTGTTCAGCAGACCCTGCAAGATCCGAACAGCCCAACCAACCCGGTTAACCCATATCAGGTTGCGTGGCTCAATTCTTCAGATGCTCAGGCCGTTTCTGCTACTGGCAACATCCAAACCAGCTATCAGTATTCACCAACTTATGCCAAGGTAACAATCACAGGCGGTACTGGATCTGTTACGGCCATATTTACACAATTTGGCGTTGCGCCATACTAATAGGGGTTTTCTATGTCTGGATTGAGCCTGAGTTCAAGCACAGCCGATCAAGCAATGCTGATGGAGTATCCGCAGCGTTTGCGTGACAACCTTGGCAAGCAAAAAGTATCTGAAAGCCAGAACCTGTTTGAAGCTGACTTTGAATATTCCCAGCAGCCAATGCGTTGGGAAGCTTATGTTTCTGGCGGTGCTACAATTCAGCAGGTGTCGTCGCAGGGCGGCATTCAGATGAGTGTCACATCTGCTTCTGGGGACACTGCCATCCGCCAGACACGACCTTACATTCGTTATCAGCCCGGCAAAACCATCTACATGTCAACTGGTCTTGTGTTTGGTGCAGCGGTCACTAACCAGCGTCAGCGTGTTGGTTTCTTCGATGATGCCAATGGTGTGTTTTTTGAACAGGGTGATCCTACAGCGGCTAACCCTAATGGGATGGCTGTAGTTTACCGCTCGGATGTTGCTGGAACTATTACCAATACAACCATCACATATCCTAATTGGATTGATCCTTATAACATCAAGAGCACATTGAATTTCAATCTGATCCAAATGTATTATGTCGAATACGCTTGGTATGGCGCAGGCTTGCTCCGTTGGGGCGTGGTTATCAATGGTGAGCCCTTTATTCTTCACCAGATTGGTATTGCTAACTTGCCAAGTCAGACCAACCCTTGGTCGCGCACGGGTAACTTGCCTGTTCGTTATGAGCTCAGAAACGTAGGGACATCAACCGCAAGTTCTATGTTTCACTATGGTGTTTCGGTGCTTGCTGAAGGTAAAATTGATACACAGCGCGGCTTTACCTATGGTTATGGCATGGCTGCTGGTACTCCGGCTCGTCAGCCCGGCGCGTCTGCAACTCGTTACCCAATTTTGTCCTTCCGTTATCGCGCAATGGGCACGTTGGAATACGGCGTTGACACCAACTATTCGGGTGCAAACGGCACTTTGCCTGCGGGTGGTGCTGCAATTACGAGTGTTGCCAATTTGGCCGCTCAGGTTGGCACATCAAGCATTTCTGGCAATACACTGACCATCGGAACCGTGACATCGGGAACAGTTGCCATTGGTCAACTTGTAACTGGTGCCAACGTAGCTGCTGGTACTGTTATTACGGGCGGTAGTGGCTCTTCATGGACTGTTAGCGTCAGCCAAACTGCCGCATCTTCTACGATGTATATGACCGGGGGCACCGTTATCACGGCATCCTCCGCCACATGGACTGCCAACCAGTGGGTTGGAAAGTACGTTTGGTCTCGCGGTTCAAGTGCTTCAATCACTGGCATTGTTGTTAGTGGTGCATCTGCCCCCTACACCGCAACAGCGACAACAGCAAATCCGCACTTCCTGACAACAGGCAGGTACATAACCGTTTCGGGTGGTACAACCAATACATCCGTAAACGGTACGTTCCAGATCACAGTTACCGGGCCTACAACTTTCACGTATTCGGTTACAACCTCTGGCAACCCCGGGGGCACAATCCTTTATACCCAAGGCACTGGTGCCATTGGCCGTGTTTTGTCAAATACAACGACAGCTTTAACGGTTGTTGATAACGTGATCGGCAGTGCCTCATTCCCATACCCCATGACAGTTTCGCCAGCCGCAAGCGGTAACTACATCATTGGGGAAATTGACCGTGGTCAAGTATTGCCTCAAACGCTTAACATCTTCTCTTCTGCAAACTGCACACTTGAGCTGATCGCATCAACATACTATTCGCCAGTGGCTCTGACGGGTGCCACGTTTAACACCATGTATTCACTTGGTTCGTTAAACAGCTTTGTTGAACGCGATGTCTCGGCAACAGCAGTGTCTGGCGGCGAAGTAGTGTACAATACCCCGCTCCCTGCTGGCGGCTTGCAAAACTTTGACCTAAGCACGTTTTTCCCGCTCTACACTACAATTCAGGGTAATACCCCTGACATCTTGACCGTTGCGGTTACAACGCCGTCGGGCTTTGGCACAAACACAGTCGGTGCGTCTGTCATTTCTCAGGAAGCGATGTCCTAATGGGAGGCGTTTATGACTTCAAGCGGGACAACAACCTATAATCCATCACTTGGTGAGGTTATTCTTTACGCTTTCAACATCTGCGATGTGCGCCCTACGTCTATCACGCAAGAGCATATGCAAAGCGCAAGGACTGCTGCCAATCTTTTGTTAGCCGGTTGGGCAAACCTCGGTGTAAACCTTTGGGAAGTGCAGCTGGTTACACAGACATTGACGGCTGGCACGGGTACTTACAGCGTAGACCCAAGCACAATTATGATCCTTGATGCTTATGTTGAAGACAGCAGCACCGGGCAGCCGATTGACCGTTTGATTTTCCCGGTGAGCCGCAGCGAATACGCATCCTATGCCAACAAAACTCAAGAGGGTGCCGCTACCGTCTATTGGTTTGACCGCCTGATTAACCCAACCATCACATTGTGGCCTGTTCCTAACGACAGCACGGTGACTTTGAAATATTATGTTGTAAAGCAGATACAGGATGCAAACTTTACAAATGGCCAAACGCTTGATCTTCCGTATCGTTGGCTTGATGCTTTTGCTAACGGCATGGCTTATCGCCTTGCACGTATCTGGAACAAGCCCATAAGTGCTCAATTGAAAATTGAGGCCGACGAATCATATAAAATTGCGGCTGATCAGGACACAGAATACGTCTCCTATTACATCTCTCCGATGATCTCCGGCTACTACAGGTAGGTTATGGCATGGCCTACGCATCAAAGGCTGGTAGAGCAAGGGTAAGTAGCAGAAGCCCACAGGCGTTTGGTGTCTGTGATCGATGCTCAATATGGTACAACCACGTTGATTTGCGTTGGCAGTACCAGTGGGCCGGGGCAAAACTGAACAACATTCGCCTTCTTGTGTGCCAAAATTGCTACGACGAACCGCAGCAGCAAAAACGCGCTATCGTACTGACGGCAGATCCGTTGCCAGTGATCAATGCGCGTGTTGAACCCGTTGTCCGTGATGAAGTTGATTACCGTAGTGTGCTGACATCATCCACTGTAAATTCTCAAACGGGTCTTACGGTCAACACATATTCAACACGAGCAACGGAAGACGGCCAAACCCGGTCAACTCAGCCAATTGGACCACCTACTGGTCTAGATTCATACGCAATATCGCCTTTGAACAACAAGGTGGCGTATGGAACAACGCTGTCGCTGACATCTATTGTGTCAAATGGCACTACGGTTGTAACTGTTACATGTAACACTCTGCCAAGCGGGTTCGCGGCTAACAGTCAGGTGTCTATTGCGGGTACTGGCAACAGCAACGCGGATGGTTTTTACAGCGTAACGTCTGTTGTTGGCTATCAATTTACTTACACAACCAACCAGATTATACCTTCAGCAAATCTTTTGCAGTCCACAACGCGCATTAGAACTGTTATAGTGGGCTTGCCTTACGAGATGACCCAGATACCGCAAACGGGAATATGATATGACCACTGTTACGATCCCGAACCTTACAGCGGCTATTTCATTGAACGGTACTGAACAGTTAGAAGCTGTTCAGGCGGGGTCTACCGTTCGCGTTACAACTGCCCAAATTGCCACTTATACGTTGTCTGTTTCTAATAACGTGGTCAACTCAATCAGTTTTGGTTCTACCGGGCTTACGCCTGCCACGGGAACAATCGGCAACGTAGTAGTTGCTGGTACATTGAATGTAGCCAATGGCGGCACGGGTGTTACAACCAGCACGGGCACTGGATCTGTTGTTCTTAATACGTCACCAACACTTATTACGCCTGCTTTGGGCACACCATCATCAGGGGTAATGACCAACGTCACCGGGTTACCTTTAACAACAGGCGTAACGGGTGTTTTAGGGTCTTCAAATGGCGGCACAGGATTTTCAACATACGCCACTGGCGACCTTGTTTATGCAAGCGCAACGAACACGCTCTCAAAGCTTGGTATTGGCTCTAACGGCACTGTCTTGTCGTCTAACGGCACTACACTTAGCTGGGCTGCGGCGGGTACGGGTACTGTTACAAGCGTTGGTTTAGGATTTTCAACGGGTGCAGCCAATATTTTATCTAATAGCGGGACAGCATCCCCTATTACATCGTCTGGCACCTACACTCTAGCTGTGACAGGAACATCAGGTGGCATCCCTTACTTTAGCTCTAGCAGTGCTTGGACTTCTTCTGCTGCTTTGGCTGCTAACGCGATAGTCGTAGGTGGTGGCGCAGGTGTTGCACCATCGACAGTTACAACCAATGCTACCGTCTTAACGGCCATAGGAAGCGCACCAACAGGTACTGGTAGCATCGTGCTGTCTGCTGCGCCTACGTTTACAACATCCATTACAAGTCCAACCATACTTGGCGGAACAAGCACAAGCCAAACCTTAACGCTTCAATCAACAAGCGGTGTTGGCGCAACTGATTCGGTAGTAATCAAGGTTGGCAATAACGGCGGCACAACGGCTCTAACGGCTGCATCAAGCGGTACAGTGACGATTGGCACGTTAAACCTTACAAACGCCCTTGGGACGGCTTACGGCGGCACCGGGCTCACATCTTTTACTGCGGCCAACAATGCCATCTACAGCACATCCTCGTCGGTTTTAACGGCTGGTACGCTGCCTGTGGCTGCTGGGGGCACTAACCTTACGTCCTACACCACTGGCGACATTCTCTATGCGTCAGGAAGCACAACCATTGCCAAACTTACAGCGGTGGCCTCTGGGCAGGTTTTAGCATCGGCAGGAACTGGAACAGCTCCCGCATATACATCGACGCCCTCGGTCACCTCTGTGACGTCTGCATCGCTCTATGGTGGCACTGCTGCGGCATCAACGCTGACTTTGCAATCAACCACTGCATCTAGCGGTACGTTTACAGATAGCATTGTACTCAAAGTTAACAATGCAGGATCTGTGACCGCTATGACGGCTGCCGCATCTGGCATTGTGTATTTTGGAACAACTACCACACCGACAACGGGTGCTATTGCACTGCCAACGGGCACTACTGGACAACAGCCCGGTACTGCATTGACAGGCATGCTGCGGTTCAATACCACCAAAACGTCATTTGAAGGCTATAACGGTACTTCATGGGCTTCTGTTGGTGGCGGCGCAACAGGCGGTGGAACAGATCAAATTTTCTACCTGAATGGGCAGACAGTCACCACAGATTATAGTATACCTAGTACCCAGAACGCTGGTACGTTTGGCCCTGTTACAGTTAATGGCGGCGTGACCGTCACCGTTCCGTCTGGTTCAACTTGGAGCATTGTCTAATATGCCTATCAAACTCAACGGTTCCACATCAGGCTATAGCCAGCTTCAGGCGGCGGCAGTTGCGGCAAGCAATACGCTTACCCTTCCAGCCAGCAATGGCGCACTTGTGGCACAAAGCACGACCACTGCACCTACCAATGGTCAGATTCCTATTGGCAACGGCACGGATTACACTGCCGCAACTCTTACGGGCGGTTCGGGAATTACCATAACAAACGGGGCTGGGTCTATTAGTATTGCGCTGCCAGCACCCGGGGCTAACCAAAACTATTTAGTCAGCAACGGAACAAATTGGGTTTCAGCCGCTTTTGGTGCTTCTTCTCTTGCGGCAAATGGATATCAACAGCTTCCAAATGGCCTTATCATCCAGTGGGGAACTTCCGCAGTTGCCGCTACTGCGGGTAGTTCCGCGACAACAACATTCCCAATTGCGTTCCCAACTGCTTGCCAAAGTGTTGTTCTTACTCCAACCCAAGCATCAGTTGTTACCCAGTATTCTCCGGGGGTCACTGCAAAAACAACAACAAACTTTACATACGGCAGTGCGGGTTCTGGTTTTGCCAGTGGGTGTCTTTACGTTGCAATCGGATATTAAGGATAAAGACAATGATGCTTTACGCAAAATCGACTGGTGGGTTTTATACTGAAGAAATTCACGGGGCAAATGTCCCTCGTGATGCAGTTGTAATTTCTGCGGAGTTACATGCTTCATTGATGAATGGTCAAACTCAAGGAAAAACCATTGTTGGTGACGATAATGGTTTTCCAATTTTGGTTGATGACCTTGCCGCAGTAAAGACTTTTGCTCAAGAACGTGCTGAAGAATACCCTGATTTTCGTGATTACCTTGATGGTGTTGTGAAGGGAGATCAGGCTCAGATCGATGCTTATATTGCGGCTTGCTTGGCGGTAAAAGCCAAATACCCAAAGGTTTGACACCATGACAGTTACAATCAATGGAACGACAGGTGTAGCAGTCCCCCTTGGTTCGGCTGGTGCGCCGGGTGTGTCCAACACCACCAGTGCAACCACAGGCATCTACAACCCGACCAGCACAACCCTTGGTCTTTCCACCAACGGGACACAGGCTGTCTATGTTGATGCCTCGCAGAATGTTGGCATTGGAACCAGTTCAACAGGTGCTGGGTATCGCATATCTGTCGTTGGTTCTGCGGCGTCATCTGTGCCGCTTTATCTACATTCTGATGCGACAAATGGATATGTGTATTCGTCAAACCCTTTGGTTATGGGTTCAACTGGCGCGTATTCTTGTAGCCTTGTAACCAATAATACAATTCAGATGACTATCGCCTCATCTGGTATCATTACAGGCACTGCTGGCAACTTGATGCTGGTGTCAGGAACCGCACAGGCATCTACCAGCGGAACCAGCATTGATTTTACGTCAATCCCATCTTGGGTGAAACGCGTTACAATTAATTTTTCCGGTGTTTCTACTAACGGGTCATCTCTTGTTCAGGTGCAAATTGGTTCTGGTTCTATTGTTACAACGGGCTATTCTAGCGGAGCTTCATCTGGTGCTACCGCAAATACGTCAACTACTGGGTTTCTTGCGACATCTAATATGGCCGCCGCCAACTCAATCACAGGAGCAATGGTGGTTAATTTGCTAACAGGCAATTCTTGGGTTTGTTTTGGGGTCAGTTATTACACTGGTGTGGGGGCAGCACTAACTTTATTTAGTGGGTCAATATCACTCTCTGGAACCTTAGATCGGGTCCGTATCACCACTGTCAACGGCACAGACACCTTTGACGCTGGCACGATCAACATTATGTACGAATAAGAGGATTTACCATGTCAGGCACATTACAAGCTACAGTCCTTAAAGACGGTGCGTCCTCTACCAACAACATCACGCTTGATGCCAGCGGCAATGCGACGATTGGCAACAATCTGACGGTGACGGGTACGCTTGCTGGAAACCCAACCACCACTGGCACGGTTGTCATGGGGTCATCATTTCTCCGCAACCGCATCATCAATGGTGCGATGCAGATTAGTCAGCGGGGAACAAGTTTTTCAACACCAGCAAGCGGCGCATATACGATTGACCGCTGGTTCATTGGATGGATTGGTGCGGCTCCAGCAACGGTCGCTCAAGTTTCCAATTCTGCTGGTTACAGGAACGCTTTTCAGGCAACTGGTGCTGCAAGCAACACAGTTCTTTCAATAAATCAAAGAATTGAATCGTATAATTGCTCAGATTTGTCTGGTGCAACCGTAACATTTCAAGCAAATATTACGGTTTCTACCCCGCAAACTGTTTCTTGGTCTCTTTCATACCCAACGGCACAAGACAATTATACGTCATCAACAACCATTTCAACTGGCACTTGGTCTGCTACAGCAACTGCTACAACATTTACGGCAACAATTACAAGTCTCCCAGCGGGGGCGGTAAATGGGTTACAGCTTGCGTTTTACCCGAATAATGGGGGTGCTTTTACATCTGGCACAATCACCATCACAGGCGTACAGCTTGAAGTCGGCTCTGTTGCCACGCCATTTGAACGGCGGCTGTATGGGCAGGAGTTGATGCTGTGCCAAAGGTATTTGCCAGCGTTTTCAGGGAACAATGTGTGGTTTCCTTGGGCCATAGCTACATCGACCACTACGGGATACTTTACGGTAATTTATCCTGTTCAAACAAGAACTGCTCCAACTGGGTTAGTATACTCCAGCCTTTCTCATTTTAATGCCACAGATATTGTTGGATTAAACTCAGTCACAACTGCTATTACGTTTAACACATCATCTAACATGTCAGGTATTCATCAATGGTCAGTCGCTAGTGGTGCAACAACTGGAAGAACATCTACCATTTACTCTGTAAATGCTTCTGCGTTAATTTATTTCACAGGATGCGAACTATGATCAACCTGTCCTTGACCGTTGAACAAGTGAACCTGATCCTCGCCGCGCTGGGCCAACGGCCTTATGTGGATGTGGCTGACCTGATCCACCGCATCAAACTGGATGCCGAAGCCCAACTGGCCCCAAAGCCCCCTGAGCCAGACGAGGACTGATATGGACAGTGATCATAACACCAATCTCGTCATTGATTCGGCTCTAGCAGGTAGTGTTATGACAATGCCAATGTGGGCTGTCGGCCTTAATGAGTGGGTGCTTTTGTTTCTGCACATAGGCGGTGCCATTTTGGTTGGTTACCGCCTTTGGGTTATGGTCAGAGAGATTAAGAACAAGTAATGACTACGGGCTTAACATACAGCACCTATGTTACCCAGATCGCCACGATGGCGGTGATCAATAGCTATAACCTAAGCGACCCTACTGATCCATTTACGATCATCGTTCCCGAGATGATCAACTACGCTGAATTGCGTATGCAGCGTGATATTGACTTCCTCAACACGGTCAACACGCAGACATTTACAGGAACCGCTGGGACAAATACCGTATCTCTTGGATCTTCATACCCATTTGTCACCGTGCAGAACATTGCGGTTGCAGATCCAACCTCTGGCTACACCTACCAGTTGATGCCAACCACCAAAGAATGGATGTGGAACGTATACCCGATCGGCTCTAGCCAATCTTTGCCGCAGTATTTTGCGCCATTTGATGACAATCTGTATCTGCTTGGGCCTATCCCCGATCAGGCATATACCTACTCAATTACGGGCACATCGCGCTTTACACCGCTGTCGTCCACAAACCCCACGACATTCATTAGCCAGTATCTGCCGGATGTGTTTATCATGGCTAGCATGATCTACATCAGTGCCTATCAGCGCAATTTTGGTAAGGCCGTCGATGATCCAGCAATGGCTGTCACCTATGAATCGCAGTATCAGGGTCTTCTGAAGGGTGCAATCACGGAAGAGTTCCGCAAGAAGTTCGAAGCTTCTGCTTGGTCTTCTATGTCTCCGCCCGTTGTCGCGTCAACTACGAGGTAAACAATGCCTCATATTCCTATGACAGTGGCTCCCGGCGTCGATACAACGAAGACGCAGACGCTTAACGAAGCCGCCATTACTGCTAGCAACCTTATACGGTTCCTGCCCGATAAAGACGGTGCTGTGGCTCAAAAGCTCGGCGGCTGGGTAGCGTACCCACAATCTCTGCCATTTCAGTCCGCGTCCACCATACGCGCTTTAAAAGCATGGGAAGACACCAACGCTAACACCTACCTTGGCGTGGGGGCGGAATCTAACCTTTATGTTATTTCCGGCTCATCATCCCGTGACATATCGCCTCGCACCCAGACATCAAGTTTTTCTGGCGGCATAACCACAACATCTGCCAGTACAACCATCTCGGTAAACAATACCGGGAGCAACATGAACATTTACAGCAATGTGTATTTTACTGTTCCTGTGTATGTCGGCGGCATTGTACTCAATGGACCTTATACCGCTACGCAGGTGACCGATGCCAACAATTATCAATTTGCGGCAGGATCTGCGGCAACCTATACAAACTCGTCAACAGCAACGATCACAATTGCCAGCCCAGCAGTAGTTACAGTTACATATGCACCCCCAACCGATACCACTGTAGTATTTACAACAACTGGTGCGTTACCAACTGGGTTGACGGCTGGTACAACATATTTTGTTCGCAATATTACTAATTTGGCAGGTGGTGGCACAACATTTAACGTATCAACAACACCAACCAGTGCGATCATTAACACATCAGGTACGCAATCAGGAACCCACACGGCTACCTTTGTGGCGCAAACCCCATATTTGTCTGTTGGTTCTGGTTCCCCAACTGTCACCGCATACTTTCCAAATCATGGGTATGTCGCGGGTAGTCAATTCTACATTCCATCTTTGGTTGCACTGACGATTGGTGGCATCACACTAACGGGTGTGTACACAATTCAAACCGTATCAGATACCAATACGTTTCAGTTCATTGCATCTAATACACCATCATCAACGGGTGCTGGGTTCATCAACAGTGATCAGATCAATGTTATCTACTATTATGGAGCACCTCCACCTAGCCCAGCTACCGGGTATAGTGCGGGGACTTACAGCTCTGGTCCTTATAGCGGTTCTGCTGTTGGGCCGTTAACCGCAGGATCATCAATTACGGCCACAGATTGGTTTTTAGATAACTGGGGTGACACCCTTATTGCTAACCCGGTTGGTGGGCCTATCTATGCGTGGCAACCTAATTCTGTCATTCAAAACGCTAATTACATAGCCAATGCGCCCGTTCAAAACCAAGGCGTCTTTGTTGCCATGCCGCAGCGTCAATTAGTGGCTTGGGGTTCTACGTTTACGGGCCTGTCAGATCCACTACTGATTCGTTGGTGTGATGTTGAGAATTACAACTCTTGGACGGCAACTGTTACCAATCAGGCTGGATCGTACCGCCTGACGACAGGAAGCCGTATTGTCAGTGGCATGCAGGCCAACCAGCAAGCCATCTTCTGGACTGATCTTGACATGTGGACGATGCAATATATCGGCTATCCCAATGTCTATAGCTTCAACCAAGTGTCCACAAACTGTGGTTTGATTGGCGAAAAAGCAGCTGGTCGGTTAGGAAACAATGTCTATTGGATGAGCCAAAACGGGTTCTTTCAAACAAGCGGATCTGGGGCCGAGCCAATTGCCTGCACGGTTTGGGATGTTGTTTTCCAAAATATCAACCGCAGCTATGTCAACAAAATTCGTTGCGGACCCAATACTTCATTCAATGAAATGTGGTGGTTCTACCCATCCGCGAACAGCACCGAAGTTGATTCGTATGTAAAGTACAATGTTGTGCTGGGCGTATGGGATTATGGATCTCTTGCCCGGACGGCGTGGATTGATCAGTCTGTTTTGGGGTCGCCACTTGGTGCAGGCACAGATAAGTACATATACCAGCATGAGGTAGGGTATAGTGCCAACGGAGAACCGCTCAATGCCAGCTTTACGACAGGATACTTTTCGCTGAATGAGGCCGATAACCTTGTATTCATTGACCAGATTTGGCCAGATATGAAGTGGGGTCCATACAGTGGCACACAGAATGCCACGGTCTACATAACCATCAATACGGCTGACTATCCTACTGATACGCCGCTGGCATCAACAACTTATGCTATGACAAGCACCCAAGGGTATATAACGCCCAGAGTTCGTGGTAGGTTGTTCTCAATTACAGTGCAATCAACTGATGGCGCAGAAACCTTCTGGCGACTAGGCAAGATTAGGTTCCGAGCGGCAGCAGACGGTAGGTTCTAATGGCAAGTTTAGACGATATCTTAACGACCCAAAAGAATGGCGTGGTGGCGATTAATAGCCTCAGCCAATACCTGAGCTATGTCTACAATCTGATGCGTGGGACACCACTTTCTCCATCGGCATCAACCACATCGGTGTCTACATTATATACTGTGCCGTCAACGAATCAGTTTTTGCTTACCGATATTGAAATTTGCAACACTAGTGCAACCGCTGGTACGTTTACCATTTACCTTGTGCCGTCTAAAGGCACAGCAAGTGCCAGCAATGCCTTGTTCTCGTCATCGCCAATAGCAGGCAATACGACTGTACAATGGACTGGCCAGCAATCATTAGCGGCTGGCTCAACTGTGCAAGCATTAGCGTCAGCTACCACAATCACAATTAAGGTATCAGGGAGTGCTCAGTAATGACCATTACCTCATACCCTCCTGTATATTCGAACGAAAGTTCGTTGGCTTTGCCATCATACATGCAAGTAGCACGTGGTCTTGTAACAGGTGCATCTGTTGTCAATATTTACGGGTATCAAGGAGCGTTGCCCAATTCAAGCGGTGCAACTTATTACCCCGTATGGGAAAATACCACCGCATACACATATCCCGTTTCCGCAACTACGATGCTATTATATAGTTCATCTGCATCAGACACCAATGTGTCTGTTCTAATTAGTGGACTTGACGCAAGTTACAATCAAATATCTGAGACGCTTGTTTTAACAAATGGAACAACAGGTGTTACAACGGTCAATAGCTATTTGCGAATCAACAGCATACAAGTCACTGGCAGCGTAAATGCGGTTGGAAAAATAAATATTAGCAATGCTGGTAAAACGGTGCAATACGCAGAAATCACGGTTGGAAACGGTAAGAGTCAAATGATGGTGTATACCGTGCCAAACGGATACACATTTTATCTTACACGTTCAAACGCTTATTCTAGCCTAACTGGCAACACAGCACTTAATTACTCAAACTACCGCGTTTACACACAGTCATCTACAGGATTGGTGCAAATTTTACTGCAAGCACCGTTTGTAACATCTTATCAAACATTGCGCGTTGCTCCTCGCGCCTACACGCAAAAAACAGACATACAGTGGCAAATTTCTGGTAATCCTGCGTCTGGTACGTCTTCTGTCGGTATCGGCGTTGAGGGCATTCTCATCTCTAATACGGCTTCATAGGTGTAACATGACATCAACGTACACAACCAATAAAGGTTTCGACAAACCAGCTATCGGTGACGATGTTGGTACATGGGGCAACAACGTCAATGCCGATTGGGACATTGCTGATAAAGCGTTTGGCGGCAACGTGTCATACGCTTTTACGGGTGCCACAACATCACAAACAGTGACCCAAACAGATGCCATCAACCTGCGTATTACCCTTACTGGCAACACGGGTTCATCATATAGTTTTGTTGGCACAGGATCTATTACAGGGACAGTGTTAACTATCACAGCCGTAACAAGCGGGTCGTTAACAACTGGTGCTGTTATCAATGGGAGCGGTGTATCATCTGGCACAACCATTACAGTGCAGCTTACAGGCACTACAGGTGGCATTGGTACGTATACGGTTAGCGTTTCACAGACGGTGGCATCTACAACCATCAATGCTAATAATGGCACCATCTACCTGACCTATGGATCTACCTATTCCGGCATGTGGATCGTTGCCAACAATACCACTGGCCCGGCGGCTATTTATGCCTACACATCGGCATTTGGCAGCACTGGCGTGTATTTGACGCAAGGTGTAACCAGCCTGATTTATTCTGACGGCACCAACGTCAATTTTGCTGATAGCCGTTTTAGCACTAGCGCGATTGGCGCAACGGGTGGCGGGTCTGACCAGATATTTTTCCAAAACGGCCAGACAGTTACGACAAGTTACACGATACCATCAACTGTCAATGCTATGACTGCTGGGCCTGTCACAATTAATTCTGGTGTAACCGTTACAGTCAATTCGCCCACCGTTTGGACCATTGTGTGAGGTAGCATGGACCCGTTAACAATACTTGCTGCGGCACAGGCTGCTTACGGGGCTTTGCAGGCAGGTATTGTTGCTGGTAAAGAAATTCAAAGTATGGCGGCTGATCTGTCCGATCTATGGGGCAGTTTGGCCAAACTAACGCAGATTTCGGCCACACCTCATAAGCCAAGCGTGTTTGATCGCCGCAGTGCTGAACAGGTTGCCATCGAGCGGTATACGGCAAAGGCAGAGGCTCAGAACTTAGCCGAGAAAGCCAAAAACATGTTCATTGGGCAGTTTGGTTTGGCTGCTTGGGATCAGGTGCAGCGTGAAGTCATCAACATCCGCAAGGAAATTGAACGTCAACGCTGGGAAGAAGAACGGGCATCTGCCGCCAGAGCCGAAGAAATTAAGGACGCGGCGGTTGTTACGTTTATCGTGTTGGTGCTGTTAGGTATAATGCTGGGCATCGGAATTGTACTTTTGGGGAGTTGAATATAATGGATCTGGGCAAGTTCGGCACATTGATTGAAACCATCGCTCCAACGATCGCCACTGCTATTGGTGGTCCTGTTGCTGGCATGGCTGTTAAGGCACTTTCCACAGCCTTGTTAGGGCATGAAAACGGCACCAATGATGATATTACTAATGCTCTGGCCACTGCTACACCAGATCAAATCGTGGCTATTAAAAACGCTGAGAACAACTTTAAAGTCCAAATGAAAACGCTCGACATTGACCTTGAGCGCATTTCTGCTGTTGACCGTGATTCGGCAAGAAAAATGCGTGTAGAAACAAAGGATTGGACACCTGACGCCTTGTCGTTTGTGGTCATCATCTCATGGGTTGTAATCCAGTTTTACATCTTCAGCCATGTGATTGAGCCAAGCATGCGGGAACTGGTTGCGCGGATTCTTGGAACGCTTGATGCAGCGTTAACCCTAGTGCTAAGTTTCTGGTTCGGTTCTTCTAATGGTAGCCGTCAAAAGGATGACACATTAAGCAATTTAAGGTCTAAGTAATCCAGTCGAATCAACCGCATAGGATGACTAAATGACCAAAACTAAAAGTGCTGACATCATAAAATTTACCACAGAAAACTTGCCAGACAGCGACTTGTCTGTTGAAGAAATCCTAGCCTACCGCAAAAAGCAATTCATTCAAAAGTCAGATGCCAAAACATCTCGGCGGCTGGTTGATATTAATGTCAAGCTCCAAGGCATTTACGGTATCATCCATATGGGTGACCCACATGTTGACGATGACGGTTGCGATCTTGCCTTGCTTGAACACCACATGGATCTGACCAACATTACGCCCAACCTTATGGCTGGCAATGTAGGTGATCTTCGCAACAATTGGATTGGCCGTCTGGCTCGTCTATATGGCAGCCAAGGCACAACAGCCAAACAAGGCCGCATGTTGATTGAATGGTTCATGCGTAAGGTGAATTGGCTCTATATTGTCAACGGCAACCATGACTGTTGGAGCGGTGCTGATGATCCAATCAAGTGGCTGTGCAACCAATTGGGTGTTCCAGATCAGGATCATGGCATTCGGCTTAACCTGAAGCACCGCACAGGCCGGGACATCCGAATTAACTGCCGCCATGACTTTGCTGGCCACTCACAGTGGAACCCAGCACATGGTGTGGCTAAAGCAGCTCAGATGGGCTGGCGCGATCATATTCTTGTCTGTGGTCATAAGCACGTGTTCGGCTATAACGTCACCAAAGATCCTATGACGGGGATGTGGTCACATGCATTGCGTATTGGCACCTATAAAATGTTTGACGAGTTTGCCGATGCCAAGGGTTTCCCTGATCATAATCTGTCGGCATGCGTGACAATCATTGATCCTAACTCTGTTCGAGAAGAAGGCATTGTGACTGTGATCATGGATGTTGACGCCGCCGCTGAATGGTTGCAGTGGGCGAATCACCGTCAGTCTCAGCTAAAAATCGTAGAGCCTATTAGGAAGAGTGGGAGTTTCCGCAAATGAAAGACAATTGGGACGATGTGATTAAGTTGATCATCAAAGAGGAAGGCGGCTTCGTAAATGATCCGCAAGATCCCGGCGGCATGACCAACTGGGGTGTTACAAAGAAAACGCTAGAGGACTGGTGTGGTCACGAAGTTACTGAACAGGCTATGCGGAGCCTTATTCCTGCTGACGTCTATCCTTTATATAAGCAGCGTTATTGGGATGCTGTTGGGGGTGATGCTTGTCCTGCTGGTTTGGATTATGCGTTGATGGACTACGCCGTCAACTCTGGACCAAGCCGCGCCATCAAACACTTGCAGATTGTTTTAGACATCCCCCAGACAGGCAAAATGGATGATGCGACCAAAACCGCAATTGCTGCATGCGATGGGGCTGAGACGGCTTCAAAACTGTGCGATTATAGGTTAGAGTGGCTACAGAAATTGCCCACATTTGCACGGTTTGGCAAGGGCTGGTCTGCCCGTGTCGGGCGCGTCAAAGAGAAAGCCTCCGACATGGAGGACTGATGAGGATGATAGATGCCGCTCAAGTCGGGGAAATCCCAGAAAACTATTAGCAAGAACATCAGCGAGATGGTCCATTCGGGCCATCCGCAAAATCAAGCTATTGCAGCGGCTCTATCCGAGGCTCGTAAAACCCGTGCCAACGGGGGCAGAATGGCATTTGCTAATCGCGGCAAAGTGCCTACCCCTGAAAACCTTCCGCCAGAAGATGAAATTATCTATGGTTTGGCGCAGGGCCGCGTTGCAATGCCGCGTGAAAGGTTTCCTGACCAAGAAACCTATCAACGGTACTTAGGGTATCGAAACCAGTTTTTTCCAGAAAGTGCCCCTGCTACAAAGTCGTCTTCTGGAACAAGCTCTTTAATGGATTTCTTATTTGGCAAAGATGCGGGTTTTGATGATGTTTCAAAAACAATTAGAGGCTCGTACACTGGGCAAAACACCCAGTATCCATCTTC